AGGTAAAAAAGGGGGCGTGTATTGTCTAAACAGACAATGCACGCCCCCACAAGCAAAGGGACAACTTTGGAAAAAATATTTTTATAACCCTTAATCCCTAATCCCTAACCTCTCTTAATTCTCTCTTTACTTTTCAATCCTAAGAGCCTACAAACAAAGAGCTTCAAGCCTAAAACCTCTCTTAAATCTCTCTTACGCTCTCTTATGAGACTACTAAAAAAAGCCCCCATTGCTGAGGGCTTCAGGTGTTAAATTAAATTCAGTCAATGACTACTGAATGCTGTTAGCGGCGCGGCGAATACGTTCAGAAATATCCAGCAAGGCGCCTTGTAGTTGTATTTTTTCTGCTTCGGTAAAGCCACCCTCGCCACCATTGCCATCGCGACCATGGAGCTTATTGTAAATCCATGAAGAGGACTTCCTAAAATAATCGTGTGCGATTTGTCGCCAAGAGACATCTATAGAGATGTCGTCCAATTGTTGCATCATCGTGATACGTTCCTGTTTTTGTACTGTTATTGCCATAGTATGAATATTTGTTGAAAGTAAGCCCTCTTGGGAGGGCTTACTGTTAGTCTCTGTCAAGTAGGTCATCTAAGAGCTCCTGAATGTAACGAATTAATGATTTTGATCCGTTAGGGTAAGCCTTTTTGTAGTTTCGGATAGCTTGAATAAGCTCCCACTCTTTGTCTGTAAGCTCGCGGCTTTGAGTTTCTTGATTTGTCATAAACTATCATTTAATTTAACACCGCAAAGATACTGCGAATATTCGCAATATCCAAATTTTTTCCCAAGTTTTTTACTCTTAAATATGTTAAAGTTTTCCTCCCTTCTCTAACCGCTGACTACTGACCACTAACCACTAACAAGTTAGGAACGTATCCTCCCAGTCTGCGGGATTGACTACCAGCGGCGCCTTGGTCTTAAAATGCACCTCCACATCCACCCCGTATAGGTGTGCTTGTGGCTCCTCGATTGGGTAAATACGCGTGAGATCCTTCTCAAAGGCACCATATAGGAAATGATCCCGCTGGTGACTATCCCAACGAATACGCGCCAAGAGCTGCAAGGCAATACGCTCCGCTTGGTCTATCTTTTCCTGCTGCCCCTCAAAATCATCATGGGGCGCATCGGCAAAGACGATACTAAAGACGAGCTTGCGCCGACCCAAGGTGTTCAGCTCGCCCCCGTCCAAGCCCAATTCATAATCATAGATCGCCAAGAACGGAGAGGCGATCCCTGCAAAGCTACTTTGCTTCTCTATAATCTCACGGGAGAAATACCCCACGTGCTCCTGTATCATCACATGCTTATCGGCCAAGTGATGAAAATAATCTTTCAACTTCTTATACATACGTTTTTTTTTTTATTTTTTCGTTTTTTTCCAAAAAACCCCGATTTTTTTTTCCTACATTTCCTACAAAACCTACAAAAAACATAAGTTACTGAAAATCAAGACAAATATTTTTTCAAAGGGGTTTTTTAGCGTTAATTTCCCTTAAATTCTTGTAGGAAAACCGCTTTTCATTTTCCTACACTTTCCTACAACTTCCTCATTTTCCTACAAATCCTACGCCTTTTCCTACGCTTTTTTTAGGTTAAATAATTGATATTTAGTTACTTAACCCTTTGTAGGAAATGTAGGAAAAAAAAACAGCACTTTTTAGCGCAAAAGTGTATTTTTCAAAAAAAAAAATGCACTTTTCCATTTTCTCTTTTCTCTGCTGGCATTAATCATTAGAAATATAGTCCCGACTTCTTGGCCACAGGCTCCCTAAGTACGAGTGGCTCTCCTTGGTAGCAGGGGAACAATGCAGGGTGTGCCTTTATATATTGTAATAGTAGGTCCCTATATCTTTGCGCCCGTTCCAGGAATCCCTCTTTGAGTGCCTTGAGCTGGGTGTCGCTTAGCAGCATGGACTTCTGCCAAGGCAGCTGCTCCCATTGCAATACGATTCCCGAAGTGGTGTAGGTAAGCCCCTGCATAAAGACAGCATCGGCCAAGGTGTAGTAACCTACGATCTTCCTAAGCAGCCCAAGCGCCGTCTCATCACCGCGTATATCCGAGAGCACACAGGGCGACAGCTGCGGGGCTATGTACAGCTCCCATATATCCCGCATAAGGGGCAACAGCCGCAGAAAGATCTCGTACGAATCCCCTATGGAATACAGCGCCGACAGCTCCCGCGGACTACCAAAGAGCGACCCCGCCACCTCTCTGGCAAAGGGCAACTCGGCCCCAAGGGAACTCGTGGAGAGGAGCGCCACAGCACCATTGAGCGCCTGATCCCCTATGCGTACCGCGTTCAGACCATAGTCTCGCACATCCCACCAGGGCGAGCGCTCCATCTTATTATCTTGGTACGCGTTGGCGCCCGTACTGGACAGATGCATTTTGACAAAGGGAATACTATAAGCAATGGCATAGTTGGCCACAGCCTTTTTCACCCCCTCGTATATCTCCGCTTTGCGCGGCATAACAAAGGAATCATCGGAGAGCTTCTCCCAGATCACCTCCCCGATAAGCGGACGAACCCGCTCACTAATAGCCGTCTCTATATACGGCCTAAGGATCTGTATATCCAAGTACTTGGACACATGGATATACGCCTTAATCTCTTCAATTCGTTCAAACATATCCTTTTTTTACTACAAATATAAAAGCCCTTCCCCGCTTGGGAAAGGACTTGTTTTTGTATCAAAGCCTTTGTTATAACAGTAATAGAGAAGCCAACCACCAGCCTAAAGCTGAAAATAAAATCATTATCAAAGTTCCCCATAATGAATTCCTTTTTTCTTGTTCTTTCTTTTCCAATAAACTGAAAATGGTAGCAAATGTACTTAATACGCCAACCAAAGGAAGGGATAACGGAAGGTATGATAACAATATTTTCCAAATAGGTGTTCCTTGAGTTGCTCTAAGCCAAGGATATGAAAAATAAAAAAAGTAAGAGGCCAAAATAGCGGTAATAATTATTCCTCTATAGATATTTGTGTAATCTTTCTTTTCCTTGTACTTATACCTGATATTCATATCCACTACATTTCCAAAAGGAACGACAAATACATCACTAAGGATCCTTTTAAAATCTTTTTGTGTATGGCTATATCGCTGGGCTTGTTCCAAGTATAAGTATTCCAAATCTCCTGTGGTCGCATTTATTTGGTAATCTTTTAGTACTCCTTGTATCATTTTCTGCTTCCCATCCTCCTGCTGAGTTGTCAAGGTTACATCTACCCACGGGAAAAGCACTTTCTTTTTGCTCTTAGGAACTTCCCCTTGAAAAATATAATGCCATTGATTGGAATAGCGAAAAGCCTCTATTCTTATATCTATCTCAAACCATCGCACAAATTTGTATAGAATAAGACCAAGAAGTCCTGCTACAAGAATTGAAAATAGAATATAGCCTAATATAAAGAAAAGTAAGATCCTATCTTTCTCTATATCGATAGTTGCAAAAGAAAAAGTTCTAATTTTTTCTATAATATCATTTTCTACAATATCCTTTTCTAACAACTTTATTTGAAGTATAGGAAGTATATAACTAATAAGTAGTAGTGTTATCATTTGTGAAAAAATTCCCCAAAAGATACTAGTTACTATACGTTCACTCCATTCACCTTTTACAAATTGTTTAGTGAATTTTGACCAATAGTAAAACCTTCTAAATATAAGACCTGGAAATAATACTACGACTATAAGAAGAATTGAGCTTAAGGCGACTTCAGGTAACATAAGATTCTATATAAATACGGTCATACTCCCATCTGAAAATTGCAATTTTTTCTCTATGAGTTCTGCTGAGTTTTTTTCCTTTCTCTCTTGGTCTGCTTCTTTCAATGCCTTAAAAAAGATTTCACTTTTTTTAGGATCTGAAAGTATTTCTCTCCCTTCTGGACTGATTAGAGAATCTTCATCTGTAAAAAGTATATCTATCATTCTTTTAAATGGAGCCCAAAATAGCTTAGTTGTTTCTCTTATTAACTTGAAGATCTCTTTTATATTAAAGGTCTCTTTCATATTAAAGATCTCTTTCATATGAGTAGTCATTTTTGATTAACGCTGCAAAGATACAACTTTTTTCAAAATGTGTAACATTTGTCGCACGATTTTATCATGTCAAAAAACAACACAAAAACATGTACAAAAAAACGAAACAAAATGACGTATATTTATACCCCCCTAATTTACGATTACCTGTTGCCCATTAGGGTTCTTGTCCAAGGTTGTAAGGTTAATATTTGGGAAATTTCCGTATAGGCTCTCGTCCCAGCCGTTCCAATCCCTTATCCGCTCGAAGATCTCCAAGGTACGCAATCGCTTGATCGGCATACGCGTGGAGAGGATCGTGTAGGCTTCCCGCTTGTCCGAGCCACTCCCGCTGAGGTTCTTCCCCCCTGGGATACCCGCCCCGAGCAAACAAGGATCTACCCCCATAGGGAAAAGTATCTCCGAGTTCCCCGCGCTGGCATCGGGCAGGAAGTTGCCGTCCTTGATCTTGTCATCTATGGGTACCACTTCTATACCACGTATGAGGTTCCCAGAGCTGTCACGAAAGAAAGGCGATAGGAAGGAGCGCCCCGCAGCCTTATTCCCACTCATGTGCTCGTCTATCGCCTTAATAGTCTTCTGCCGCTCTTGCTCCTTCTGCACATCGCTCATCTCCTGCCACTCATTGCGGCCAAACTTATGGGAGAAAAAGTCATCGGCCACATAAATGACAAACTTCAAGTTCAATTGGTTCTCAAACATGTACTTTTTGAACGTCGGCACCGAGAGCACCACATCCACCCAGCCATTGGCAAAGGAGCTATGCCATTTCACCTTGGGGTAATTCTTCTCCGTGGTAAGGGTACGCATTACAGGCACGATGAATTTATCCACCTTCTTTTCCTTGCAATACGCCTTAAGACTCTCCACCGAATGCATATCTGAGTAAAAGGGCACTTCCTCCGTTAGCTCCTCGTCTAAGGTACCTCCCCACGAGGTATTGATATACACCTTATCCACATAGCCTTTTTCAGGAGGTACACCCAATCTGCAATGAGCTGCCTGCTGCCTCTTGATGGATACTATCTTATCCCTATTTGGTGAAAGTAGATATTCCACAAAGGCAATCCCGTAGGTCTCAAAGTCTTCCACGATCTCGGACATGGTAATATCCCAGCGGCAAGCCTTAAAGAACTGGTTCAACTCAGGGAAAGAGTTACGTGTGCGTTCCTTAGTTACGATTCCATCTTCTGTCTCCACGTCTTGGTATAAGCGGAATCCCAACCCATAATGAGCCGAGATCAGCACCTCCAGCCCGCCTATGGCCGCCCCTGTCTTATTGAGCTTTTCGGTCAGCTGCTGCGGGTAAAGGTTATCATCCCCCCACACGGAGTACTTATCCGTATCGGATAAGTCTTTTTTTGACTTGGGCGCAGTAAGCCCTTTCTTATTATCAAAGAGCACAGCCGCCCCACTCTTAGAGAGTATATACAAATCGTTATCTATTTTTTCCATCTCTATTTTGTTAAAGCATCTATTATTTCTTTTTCATGCTCTGATAGTTCCCATTCAATAACCTCTCCTGCTGCTTTGATTTCTGCTGCTTTGATTTCTGCTGCTTTGATTTCTGCTGCTTTGATTTCTGCTGCTTTGATTTCTGCTGCTACAGCATAAGTTGTCAAATATCCTGCACCAAATATGCCCCTTTTATATTTCTTTTGACTTTCCAATCCTCTACAAAAAGCCAAGTCTTTTTCCTTTATCTTTATACTTACACCCTTTTCTACAAGAGAAGCAATTCGGGATACAGTAACCACATTTTCAGGATATCTGTATTTAGGGAGCGATACACGCTTTTTCTTTTGTATAGTCTCTATTCTTTTTTTCAAATCTGGTGCTCCTATTATCTTATAATCTTCCAGCATGTTCGTAACAAAGGAAGTCTTTACCTTCGCCCCATTTTCATAGTTTATATCTGCACTAGTAACTATTGCTGTATATTTTTGATTCGTGCCAAAAAGGGTTAGGTGTGGCGCAAATAGGAAATATTTCACTCCTTTCTCATTATAAAATCTTATAATTTGTGATATTATTGAAAAAGGAGGATTATCTACTACTACTGTTTTTTCTGTATATGTTACTTTTTCATAGTCTCCACCTGGATAAAAAGGCCTTATTACTTCCAATCCTTTTATATTACAAGTTTCTTTTACATAGTTAAATACTTCTTCATATACGTTTGCAGGGGTATAGCAATCATCTGTCGTTTTTTTCGTCTTAAATTTTTCCACAAACGCATCATATTCGTTACTCATAATAATTCTTTTTATTAATCTTTCAATAAACTACTTCTTTCCCATTAAACGCCACTATAAAAAGGATAATAATTTTCTTTATGGTGCCGTCAGCAAGTTTAATATTTCGTGTCTTGTTGTCCCAGTGGTTAGGGTTTTTCTCAAAGTCTTTTTTAGCCTTGGGCTGTTGCATTAGGGTAGCATTATGATATACCAAGAGCTTTCCACCAAACCCATTTTGCTTGTTGTAGGTGCGTACAGCAATGGAAAAGGGTATCGGCTTTTTCTCTGTGTCCAATTTCCGCATTTCTGCCAAAGCGTCCTTTAAAAATATCTTTTCTCCCATGTTGCAAAGGTCAAAAAACTATCAGGATAAATAAAGGACACATTCCCCAGCGGGAAAAAACAGGGTACTTTATCATTATTTTGCATTCACTGCTTTGTTTTTCAAAATGTTAAAAGTCTAAAAATCAATTTCATTTTCATTGCGTGCAAAAAAAGCCCCCTGCCGCCTTAATCTTTTTTACAATTTGAATTTAAAAAATCGGAGTGAAATATGAATGAGCCATCTGCTTCCGATTTTTTGGCAAAAAACAACCTCTTTTTTATTAAGAAAAATTTAACTGATTGCAAGAGTAAAAAAATATTATTTTTCATTGCGCATTAAAAAATAATACGTATCTTTGCAGTGTCAAAAAGAAAGAAGTATAACAATTAAATTTTTAAAGAAATGAGAACCATTACAATCAAAGACATATATAATGATGTAAGCTACATTAACCCAAGTGTATCTACTATTAGTTCAATAGGTGATTATATAGAAGAGAGCAGCAGACAGGTAGCTCAATCAGTAAGAGATAGAATAACTAAGAGCTTACCTCAAGATACATTAGCTCATAAGATCATCACTGAGACTTTAAAAGACTTCTTCACTGATAAGCAACTATGGGTAATCGCTTACGAATTGCAAAAGAATGAAGAGTATGTAAAGAACCTTTCTAATGAGATAGAGAGAAGAGAACAAATCGCAGAGCGTAAAGCTCAAGCAAGTAAGGATAAGTTATCGGCAAACAAGGATAATAGTCAAGAAGTGCTTGATTTTGTGAAAGCAAATAAAAAGCTATTAAAAGACTATTATGCTTTTGTAAAATCAAATAAAAAATACTCTAAAGAGTTTTATTCTAAAAAATTCTCCTTTGAAAGTGC